CATCTCCACAGAATTCCGTGGAGGGGTCTGATCGGACCCCGTGTTTTAAACGGGATGTCGGAACTGTGGGGGGGGGTGTAGAACGCCCCCGACCAAGTTCTCTTCTTTCTCCCCAGGTCAACGAAGTAGGATTGATCACCCAATCTTCGTCAGGAGTAAGAAGTCTCATCCGACCTGTTGATGACTGCGCGAGGTACAGTGAGTCGGGTTTGAGGGGTTTGATACGGGCTCATCCCAGATTGGATCGTCTTCTGGCCGGCTTCCAGTTCATGTATTCTTTCTATGGTCATCGCCTCCGGTGTGTGGACAGGGATTTACTTCTCCTGTCCAGGCTAGAGGACGATGATCTGTTGGAGGTTTACATGAAGTGGAAGACTTGCCGGTTACTTTCCGTTTTGTGGGGCCAGCTTGATCTCCCCCCTCTTCCCGAGTCGCTCGTTGGTAAAATCTGCCCAGCCCCCCCCCCTGATGACCGACTGTTCTTCGGCGACGGTACGCTCTTCCGACAGCAGCTTCCCCAACAATCGGGTCGAAAGCATGTCCGGATCTCCTTTCAGGAATTCGGTTATGCTCTCTCCCAAGTGAAGGCGTGCTCACTCGATATTTCCTCGGAAGGAATCGAGCGAGCTGTAGAGGATACTGTCGAAAGATTAACCGCCCCCGTCGTAGACCCCCGTCCTATCATGACCTCTCGTCGTTTAATTACGATGGAGGTTCTTGAGCAGGAGGTGGATCGTACAGTTGATGAAATCTATGGGAGGGAGTCGGGCAGAGAACATCGATCTGAGTTTTGTTGTCCTTCCTCCAACGCTAATGTGAACGCGTCCCGGGAGCAGGAGGGATCGTTGATCCTTTTCCGAAACCTCGCTCGAGAATCGGGTCTGGAACCCCCTGAGGGGTATCTCCAGGCCCTATTCTCGATCGAGGGTCAGGTTGTGGAGCACCGTTCCTGCCTGCATCCCGAGACCGTCGAGTTTGCGTTTCAGGAAGTTCGTAGACTGGCTTTATCCCAGGAGGTGGTGTTCGCCTCTCCGGTGGGCCTCCCTGAACCTTTCAAGGTCAGGGTGATCACGAAGGGCTGTCCGCTGCAGTATCAGATAGGATTAAACTATCTGAATCGCATACGTCGGCCTCTCCTTGATCACCCCGTCTTTAGATTGATAGGGGAACCCAATTCTTTCGAGAATATGAGGTCATTCTGTTCTAAGATGGATCCGAATCTTTCCCGGTTTCGTCTCCTTTCCGGTGACTACAAGGCGGCCACGGACTTTCTTCATTCCGACCTTTCGGAGCGAATGATGGAAAGAATCTGTGACCGCATTGGTGT